TTAGAAGCCCAGCCGCTCCAGTTCGGCCGCGAGCTTCGGGTTTGCTGCACGCCACTTCGGCGACAGGCGCTCGGCATCGAGGCGAGCCCACACGTCGGCGAGGGAGCTTTGTTGGACCAGGGTCCGAAGCGGCGTGAGCTGAAGCGCGCTCACGTAGCCCGGCCACTGCAGATGGGGGGAGTCGCCAAACCTACCGCCCCAGACGAGGCCCGCCTTCGCGGATTCCTCACCCAGCACGCGGTAAGCCGCCTCGCGCCAATCCGGCTGAACGCCAGGTCGCGGGCTCCAGTCGCAGACGAAGTCGAAGGCGAGTCCGTAGTTGTGGGCGGACAAGCCTGCGGGCGATGCCTTGCCGCCCTTCCCCGCCAAGTACAGCCGACGCAGCTCAGCCTGTTCCGTCAGGTCCCGGAAGCCATGCGTCGCGACGTAGCGAACGCCCCTGGCCACACAACGCGCGATGACCTCAAGGGAGACCACGACGAACGGCGGATAGACGCGGTCAAGGGTGACCCGCTCGAAGTTCGCATGGGTCATCACGAGCCCCGCCCGCCCGACTGGGACATGCGAAGCAGTTCCAGTTCGACAACCTGCTGAACCTGAGCCGGAAGCCCTCGGACGAACTCGTCGCGCCATCGACGCAGCGCGCCCAGTTCCACGGCTACGGCATTGATGCGCTCGTCCTGCCGCGCCACCTTCTCAACGAGGGCGCGAATCTCCCCGACCAGGGACTTCGCGGCCCAGGTGAGGACGCCGACGCCCGCCGTTCCAAGCAGGGAGCCGACTACGAGCTGAACGGACTGGGTCTCTTCTGCGGTCACAGTGCCACCGGGGCGAAAGGGTGCTCCCGGTAAATGCGTGTGATTTCTGGAAATGGCTCACGCAACATTCGCCCAATGGATGAGGCAACAGGCAATGCAGCAGCAAGCATTTAGCGTCTTCGGGATGCAATCCATTTCTCCTGTCCGCTGGCTATTGCTAGCTGCGTCGACAGGCGAGCCATCCGGCGCTCCAGCAAGACAGGAATTATTCAAACACAACATCCCCACCCGAGACCTCCTCGACACCAACACTCCATAACAACCCAAAACAAAGCGATTAGAGACATGCCTCTGGCCGCAAATCCCGATCACAACCTCTCACACTTCAATAAACATGGACCCTTTGTCCATAAGCCCACCCTCCAACCGTCTAGAAAAAGCCAATTCAAATCATCCAAGACACCGATCCGCACCCACGAAGAACTGGCAGTCAATCCAAATGATATACGTCGAATCGTGCGGAATAGGCCGCACTAGCACTGGAGGATGCTCTTGAAAATTAAGATTGCAATGCTTCTGAGTCCCATGATTATTGGGGCTTTCATTGTGGGATTCCCTACCACCGCGGCAGCGGGGGATGACTGCACAGAGACTCAGGCGCAGATCCAGGCGTGGATCGAGGAAAATGAAGGCATTCTTCCGACCACGCTGGAGGAAGTGAGTCGTCACCCGATGGCATACCGCAGGGCCATTCTGGTGGCGCTGCCCGCCGAGCAGAAAGCCGCGCTCTGGAAGGAACACACCCGCCAATACATGGCAAGCCACCCGCAGATGAGCGCAAAGCAGGTCGCGGTACTTGAGATGGTGCTGGCAACGATCAGTCCTCAGTTCTACACCGAGGGCGTTACCCCCGAGGTCCGACGAGTGCAGGCCGCAGTCAAGGCTGCCTTCAGTCCGGAGGAGGCCCGTCTCATCGTGGCCACGCTGGGGCCGCCAGAGACACCTGCCGCCGAGGCTTCACTGGCACCGTTATGCGAGTGCAGTCGAGTGGATCAGTGGTGCGGGAGCTTCAGGTGCAGGGCATATTCATGCAGGCAGCAAAGCGGGTGCGGATGGTGGGGGGGAGAACGTTGTGACGGACTCTGTGGTTGACCAGGCCTGCTCCAATCCCTGAGTGTGGTGCAAACCCTCGGATTGGCGGTTGGGTTCTCGCTAGTTCCGAAGAACCCAGCCGCGCGAGTCTCATGCTTCTGAATATGTCCATCTTCTACTCTCGGGGTTTGAGGTTGTGTGTGAGTAGTCCCTGCACAACGTAAGTCCTCGCGAAGCGAACCGTGATCTTCATCACGTCGCCGAAGTCCCTTGTCTCGACACGCGCCACCCGTCCCGGAGCGACGCCATCAATCGTCTCCCCGGGGCGAAGCGCGTCGGTGCGAATCCAGCCGCGCTCAAACGTCCGCCAGCGATGGTCCGGTGTCACGACGACGGCGCGCCCATCCGTCATGGTGAGCGTGCAACGCGCTGCCTGATGCCTGCTGACGTGCGTCACCTCGAAGATGCCGCCATCTCTCTCGTGCTCGTGCATGGTGAGCACCCGCATCCCAGGCCGGAGCATCTCGGCAGGCACTTCCGAACCATCGGCGAGCAACACCGGCTCCCATGGCGCGACACAGGTTCCGTGCGTGCCCCCACCACCTCCACCGCCGCCAGTCGGCGTTGATGCGGGCCCCGTCGCGCTTCGCACCATGTTGACGTTGTAGCTGCTCGGCGGGAAGAACCACCGCTCGGCGCTGTAGCCGCTCGCGTTGTGGAGCCGTACCTTCAGGTAAAGCAGCTTGTTTGAAAGCGAGTCCCGCAGCCGGTTGAACCTGTCGCCATACATGAAGGTGAAGCCCGCGCTCGTCGCGTTGCTGGCGTCACCGTCTACAGCGCCGTTCTGATACTTGCGGTCAGCCAGCGGCACCGACGTCCCATAAAGCCACTGGGGCGCGTTGCTGTCGCTATACGCCCAATAGAAACCCACCTCCATGAAGCGCAGCGCATCGAGGTTGTCGCTCACCGACTGGGGCTGGATGACGGCATGGTAGTGCGCCCAGGTGAAGTTCGCCGCGCCACCAGCCGCCCCGGCAATCGCGTAGCCCTCAAGCACCTGGATGTTGAGCCGGTCGATGTTCGGCACGCCCTCGTTGTTGCCTCGGTAGTAGATGCGGCTTCCCGTGTCGGCGAGGGCCTGGACCGAACGGAAGAAGCCGTCGCTCAGGTAGTAGCGCCCCACCTGGACGTTGTTCGAGGCCACCTTGAGCGTCGTTCCAACGTTGTCGAGCTTCGCCCCGGCCGTAGGGATACCGCTGCCGTCCTCGGCGTAGTTGGACGTCTTGAGGGTGTTCGCCGCGAGCAAGTCGAAAGTGACCATCTTCCGCATGGAGACGGCATCGAAGTAGAGCCGCTTGCCCACGTCCGCCGCCGCCACCTGGGTTTCCCAGAAGAGCTGAACCCCCGTGCAACCGGCCGGGCATGTGCCCTTCACGGTGACGCGCCGATACGTCGTCCCGAGCTGCCCCAGAAAGACGCTCGTGCTCTGGCCCGCGTAGACACCGCTCCCGTCCTCCCACAGTAAATGAAGGCTTCCCATGCCCCCTACGGTGGCCGAGGACGCCTTGACGTAGACCTCGGCAAAGAACTCGTCTCCAGGGGAGCACTTGAGCCGCCCGCCTGGAACCTCCGAGCCATAGCCGCCCGTCCAGCTCAGCCCCGGCCACGCCCCCGCGTTCGTCAGCTCCACCCGGCGCACCCACCGCCCCACCCGGGCATTGACAGGGTCCTCGACGAGCCTGTCGCCGTCGGGCGACTTCCCCACCGCACGGATGCCCGCTTCGTTGTAACCGTTCGGAATGAGGTTGTCGGTGGGCGGGTACAGCAGGTGCTGGAAGCCGACCGCGGCATCGCTCAGCGACGCGCCCTCGAGCTGCTTCGGCGTGACGACGAGCTGAGGTGACGCGTCCCCGCGATTGCCGAAGCGGTCCCGAGGAACGACGCGCACGAAGTAGGTCATCCCCGGCATCAGGTCGGACACACCGAATGCCGTCGTGTCGAATGTTCCTCGCAGAGTGGAGCTGCTCGGCATGAAGCCGTTGGACGTCGAGACGTGAAGTTCGTACCCAGCTGCAGCCGGGCCGCTCGAAGCCGGGGTGAGGGACAACGAGAAGCCGTTCACCACCGCCGTCACGTTGATGCGGAGAGGAACGAGCGGCGGGGATGAGTGCGCGGGCTCGCCCAGGCCGGGGCGCGTGTCCATCTCCAGCCACATGGAGATTCCGAAGGAGGGCTTCCCGCGCGTTGTAAGCGTTGTGCGTGCGTCTCCCTCCGACGAGAAGACGTGGCGAAACCCAGTGACCGCCAGGTTCTGCGCGTCCGAGTAGTGAACGCCATTGGGGAGGAACCGGTAGAGGTCGCCCAGCTCCACCGGCAGGAAGAAGTCGAGATCGATTTCCTGGTCGGCGAGCGGCTCGCACAAATCGGACAGGGCCGCTTCCGCCATCCTCTGCGCTTCAACCTCGCGGTCGATGTTGCTCGAAGCGTCCTCGGCAATCTGCATGTACCGCACGCCGTAAGAGGCCTGACTCGCGGCGTCCTCAACGACGACACTCTTCGTCTTTGCGTGCCCCGCGACGTCCAAGTCGCCCGCGTCCGCGAAGACGACCTCCACCCTGTTGCGGACGTCCGTCCTGCTGACGGCGAGCTTCGCGACGTCGCGGTAGTCGTCCGGGCCGAAGGTCCAAGCGAGCGCCGGATTCGTCCGGGTGGGCTCGCTGAACGTCAGGGCGAATGTCCCGCTCGACTCGCGCCAGCGATAGCGCGCCTCCCAGCCAATCTGTTGAGCCAGGTCGCGAACGGCATCAAGAACGCTCGCCTTCTTCTGCGCGTACTGACGGAGCCTCCACCCGGAGGACACCGGGGCATGGAGCACCACGCCCGTCCCGTTGTCCGTCAGAATGGCCTGCATCACCGATTCGACGGCAACGCCCTGCGCGTCGTCACCATAGGCGCGCTCAACTTCAATGAACGTGTCCTGGAGCCGACCGCCCAAGTCACGCCCACGGAAGACGAGCTGCTCACCTGCGAAGTCGACTTCGTCGATGTCGCCGTGAAAAAGCGTATGCCACTCGCTCTCACTGGGCGACACGCCTACGGGCGAAACCGCAGCCTCGACGGTGAACTCTCTTCCCGGCCGGATGAGCTGCCCGTTTGCGGCATTCAGCTTCGAGTCGGCCCGGAGCGGGGCCACGCTGAAGAGTTCAATCTGCCGCTTGAGCGTCACCGTCGCGGCCGAAACGGGCTGGTCAACGTCCTCGTCCACTTCGACGGCGTCGAGAAAATCGCGGCCCTCAAGCTGGCTCAAATTCCGCCACGTCCCCGCGTCGTCGAGAACCTTCACCCGAGCATGGGAAGCGTGCCCGGCCGGGCTCGTGAGCGCCGCCAATCCCTGAGACGACATGCTGCGCATGGCTTCCTAAACCTCTCGCAAGGTGAATTCGAGCCGCTCGCCGATGACGCGCGCCCCTTGGTGGATGAATTCGACGAACTCGCCGTCCCGCACTTCGCCAAGCACCTTCGTCTCACCGACGCAGAAGGCCCCGCCCGCCGTCAGGTACGGCAACGAGCTCCAGGCGCGAGCCGAGTGCCACAAGGCCACTTCCGGAACCCATGAGTCCGGCGCCATGAACGGCAGGCCGACGACGTCGTCGAAGCGCCGCAGGTTGAGCGCCCCGGTCAAAGACAGGGAGCCACTGGAGACGCTCAGCCCGCCCGCGCTCGCCGCAGCCGTCCCCTGCATCCAGCGCGCCCCATCGCTCCGGTTGATGACCTGGAGCCAGACTCCCCCCACCGCGTCGAAAAGGTGGTGCAGCGTCGTCCAGCGGGGCCCGAGCTGCATCGCCCAGGAGCAAGACACGCCCAGGGGCAGTTCGAAGCCGCCACCGAAGCGCGCGCCTTGAAAGAGGCTCCCCGTCGTAATCGATGAGGCAAGCCCCCGACTCGTGAAGGTGTCGCCGTCGAACGCGAGTGCATGGCCGTCCCCGGCAATCAGTCCACGAAAGGCCAACGCCTCGACGGACGACAGTGGCCCCGTCTTGAACTCCCACTCTTGGCGCGTCGCGCGGCGCCCAAGCCGGTAGACGCCGCTGAATGAGCGTGAGTCGACGCCGATGCTCACCTGCCTACGCCGTCCCTCGACAACGGGCACGGTGATGCCATTCAAGCTCAGGAAGGGCATTTCAATACCTCCCATTCAGCCACTCGCCATTGCCGCGACGTCGGCCCGCTTCGCGCTTCATTTCGATATAAACTTGTCGTGCTGTCTCGGCGGGGTCATGCGCGGCCTGAATCACAATCTGCCCAACGCTGACGTTGCCGCCACTCACCGGGACAGCAGGGCTCGACGTGACGGGTGATGCACCATGCGGCCTCTGCGGCTGGCCAGAAACCGGGTCCTGTGCGTTGAACCTCGCGAGCGCCACCTTGAAGCCGGAGGGAACGTTGCTGAGCGCCTCGGTTGCCTTCTTCGTGGCGTTGGCGTTCTCCCACTGAGCGACAGCGGCGGCAGAGTTCGCGGCGGCTGACTCGTAAGTCGTATCGCGCAGCGTGTTCAGCGCGCCGTCGACCTGGTCCATCGGGACTTTCATGCTGTCGAGTCCCCGTGCCATCTTCTCGAAGGCGCCACCGACAACCGGAATCTTGCTGAGCGCGCGGAAGACACCGGCAATGAAACCGACGATGGCGTTCCACACCGTCCCGACGCCTTTGACGACGTAGAGAATCCCCATCGCCACGATTCGCACGACGGCGAAGAACGCCTTCATGATGGGGCCCGCGAGCAACGCCAGAGGCTGCGTCAGCGCGACGAGAATCTGACCCAACACGCTGATGAGCGGGGCGAGTCCCTGGAAGAGCGTGCCGAGCACCTCCAGCACCGGGGCAATCGCCTGGAGCGGCGCGAGCAGCATTTCGAGCACCGGAACGATGGCGTCGAGCAGCGGCGCCACCATGTTGAAGGCGGACGCGAGGAGCGGCAGCACGGGGGCCAGCACGCGGCCGATGGCATCGGCAACGAACTGGATGAAGCCCGCCGTCATCTGAATCAACGTGGCGAACGTCGAGCTTTGCGCGAGCAACTCCGCGACAACGGCGATGACGCCGCCCCACACGCCGCCCACCAGCATCCCTTGCTCGAAGCGCTCGAACAGCTCGTAGAGCCCGCCCAGGGCCTGCGTGAAGCGGCTCGTGAGGGAGCGCTTCGCTTCGTCGACGGCCCTGGCCAGCGCGTCCGCGAGTTCCTTCGCCTTCTTCCGGGCGACCTGTTCGATGACTGCCGCGACGTTGCCGACGCTCGTCAGGAACTCCTTCGCGTTGAAGTTCCCAATCTGGACGCGGCCCGCTTCGATTTCCGGCCCAGCGGATGGCGTGCGCAGCTTGCCCTTCGGCCCGCCGAGCATGTCGTCGAAGACGCCGCCGAACTTCTCACGGAGGAATGCCGCAGCGTCACCGCCGAGCAGCTTCACGCCATCAAAGGCGTAGCCCGCGCCAAAGGAGACGTCCGCCCAAACGGAAGCGAAGCCGTCCTTCAACTTGCCGAGTGCGCCGTCGGCGAAGCCCTTCAGCCCGCCGAGCAGCGCGTCGCCGTTCAGGTCCTTCAACCCTTCGAGCGAGGCCGCGACGCCGTCGAGGTTGAGCGCGCGGGCCAGCGGCGCCGCCATGCGTGCCAGGTTGCGCACCACGAAGGCGAACGTTTCGAGCTGCCCGCGTGCCCACGTCCCGACAATGGCCCCAAGCCCCGTGAAGAGTTCCCGGAAGAAGGCCACCGCGCGACCCGCAACTTCGGTGACGCCCCGCCAAGCCGACACGAACATATCGCGCATGCCGGTGCTCGCGTCGTTCCACGCCTTGTAAAGCGTGCCCGCGAGCATCACGACGCCTGCAACGGCGAGCGCGACAGCGGCCAGAGGCGCCGCCACCACGAGGATGCGCGCGGCGGCATTGCGGAAGGCCGCAGCAAAGCCCGCGTCGACCTGCTCAGCCCCCTTCGCGACTTTCTTCAGGTTGCCTTCAACAACGGGCGTCTCCCCACGCACGAAGCCGGAGAAGCGCACGACGGCCTTTCCCGCGCCGTCCAGCGCAGGGACGACAACCGTACCCACAATTTCGGCAGTGCTCTTAACGACGCCAGCGGCAGTCCCCAGCGCGCCACCCGCGAGCGCCGCCGCAGTCCCCCATACCAGCATGGTTCCGACGGACTGCTTCACCGACGGCTCTAGCCGCTGGAACCAGCCGAGCGCGTGTTCGAGGACTTCGGAGAGTCTCTCAATGTGAGGAAGAATTGCTTCGCCGACTTCCGCGAAGACGTTGGTGAAGATGAGCTTGATTCTGTCGAGCCGCTCGGTGACGCCGCTATCGAACTCAGCCACGGCGGCAAGCGCGCCATACAGTCCCACGCTGAAAAGCCCGCCGATTGCGCCAATCTTCTTCCCGAGCTTCTCGACTTTGTCAGCCGTCTGAGCGACGTCCGCGACAACGCGCCGCATGGACTTGGAGAACTCGCCAACGGCGGCCGTGACGACGACATACAAGTCGCCAACTTTCAAACCGCCGCCAGCCATGACGAATCACCTCTTTCGCAAACGTCGAACGGACTGCTGGCCCGACGGCGACACGCCTGGGGCCTGTTGGTTGGAAGAGCGCCTTTCGAGTTCGTCAGCCTCTCTTCGCGCATAGGCGACGAGCCCGACGACATCCTCGTAAGGCATTTCACGGACTGCGTCGGGCGGCAGTTTCAGGAGAGAGGCAACCCCGTAGAGCAGGCTCGCTTCGGGGTCGCTGTCTATTTTCCCCGCATCTTCTCTTCGCTGACGTTGAAGACGTCCGTCAGGTCCGTCGCGAGGTCTTCAAGCCACGACTCGTCGAGCAGCTCGTCGATGTCGTTGACGGAGAACATCGGGCGGCCCGTCTCCGCGTCGTGAAGCACGCAGACAGCGATGCGCCCCAGCATGCGCGCCCCGGCCCGGTCTCCCGTCGGCTCGTTCTTCTCCGTCATCTCGCCAGCCTCGCGGGCCTGCTCAATCAGCCGCAGCCGGTCGCCCATCGTCGGCTTGATGATGTTCACCTTGACGCCGTCCACCTCCACCGATTTCAGGACGCGACGATTCTTCGCAAGCAGCTTGTGCTTGTTCGACATGGACTCTCCTTTGGGTGTGAAACGAGACAGCTCATGGCGAGCCGTAGCCCCAGGCGAAAGCGGCGCCGTCTTCGGACTGGAAGGCGAAGCCGAGGAACTTCATGGTGTGCTCGTACAGGGCCCCGGGCGTCAGCTTGTGAGACAGCTCAGGCACCTTCACCCATGCGCGGAAGACTTGAGCCCCGGATGCCTTGCCAACTTCGATGAGCAGCGGAGTCCCTTCGGCCAGTGCTTCAACCTCGAGCTCAGTAAGGGCCAGCCCCGTCAGCTCCCCCGAAAAGTCCCGGAGCGACACCGAACGCCGCTTGTAGGCGTCCCCCATGACTTGCAGCTCGACGACGTCGTTCGTCACCGTGAGGGAGATGGAGCGCACCAGGGCGAGCGGATGAACGGGCAACGCGTAGCCCGAGACGCGCACGAGGGCCGACGGGCCGGGAGCGCTGGCGAGGTGAACGTCGCCGAAGAGCGGGTCGACGTAGGCGTCGACAGGTGTCCAGGCGTCGGCGTCCCCACTGGGGGAAACCTCGACGAACACAGGCGTCCCCGGATTGAGGCGGCGAAGCTCGGGGTCCGCGATTCGAAACTCAGTCCCCGTGGAGTCGGGCGCGGGCACGGCTTCGGCTTCGAGGAACTCGGCAGGCTCTCCCGCGATAGACAGCGAGCCGACATGCGCAGCGATGGCGGCCATCAGACGGCCACCGGGGCGCCATTGCCCAAGAGCTTGCAAGTGAACTCCACGACACCACCCGGGGTCAGCTTCTCGTCGTAGCTGTTGACGACCATGGGAATTCGCTTGCCCTTGGAGCCGGCCGATGCGCTGGGGTCGAAGATGAACGTCACGTAGACGGTGCTCCCGTCATCGCGCGCGTCACGCAGCACGGACTGCGGCGCGGCGCCTTCCATGAAGTGTCCCGACAGGTCCGCGCTGGTGTCCTTCAGCGTCTGGACGCGGGACTTGTAGCCCGAGCCGCCGAGGTAATTCGTCTCGACGAAGTCGCCCGTCTCGCTAAGAGACGCATCCGTCAGGCCGTCGACGCGGTCAGCGGCCTGCGTGGCATTCGCGTCTGAGCGCACCGAAACACTGTCGAGGTGAGCAGCAACAGGGGTCGCCATTGGTAGTTTCCCTACCGACTCGGAAAGAGTCGCGAAAGCGTGGCAAGAATCTGGGCGGCAACCGTTTTGCGGAACTTCGCGCGCCCCCGTCGGGCGGGCTTGCGCAGGAAGTGGACCGGCGTGGCGAAACGCTGCTCGCCCCAGTGAAACCCTTCGTGGATGGCGCCCGCTGCGTCGTGGGCATACCCAGCCGTCGCGCTGACGCTCGCCTTCGCGTCGTTCAGCTCCGGGCCGTCGACAAACACGGACGTGCTCAGCGGCGGCTTGCCGTCCGTGTCCCGAGCGCCCACGGGAACCAGGGCGCGACTCGCCTGAAGCACCGTCGACGCGTGTTCGCGAGTCAAAGGCGCCAGGTCGGCGAGTACGGGCCGCTCCACCTTCCGCAGCTTGTCGAGCAGCCTGAAATCAAGAGCAACTTTGAGTGCCATTGCCCCCGGTAAATGCGTGCGCTTTCTCGCCGTGGCTCACGCGCCCAGGTCGATGAAGGAGGCATCCACGGTGAAGGTCCACCAATGCCGGTCGCTCCCGTCGGTGCCGACGTAGTTGGGGCTGCCTTCGTCCACCTCAATCAGCACGTAGCCCGGGGCATTCACGAGATGCAGCACGTCGAGGGCTGCGAGCGCGAGCGCCTGTCCCTCCCGGAAGCTCTCACGCGCCGAGCGCACGCGGACCTGACTGGTAACGGTTCGGTACGTCTTGCGGCCCCCGCCGATGAAGCTCTGCGGCGGCTCCCCTCCGGTTTGCAACACGAAGCACGCGACGTCCGGCACCGTGGCGTCGTCGTCTTCGAGCGTCGGGCCGAGAAACAGGTTGGCCCCGGCGCTCAGCCCGAGGCCCCCAGAGGCGAGAATCGTCGCGAGGTCGGCAGCCGTGTCGCGGGCCATTAGAGCCAAACCTTCCGGTAGCGCAGGACGCCCGCCCCGTCGACGTGCTCGTCAAGGGCGGCAGGGCGGCGGGCGTGGTTGAAGTCGGTGATGTCGTCACCCTTGAACCAAAGTCGGTGGCGCAGGGTGACGGGTGCTTCGGTGTAGACGACGAAGGACGCGACGAACTCGGCGCCGTTGGCGTCGCGAATCAGCTTTCGACTCGGTTGGATGCGCGCGGGAGCTTCATGGATTGGCCCCAACAGAGGCGTCCCCCACGCGTCCCGGCCGACGACTTCGGCGTAGCTCACCCGCTGGCGGAAGAGAGAAGCGGGCCCGCTCATCAACTCGCCCTCCACAGGACATGAGGCGCGACGAGCAGTTCGGCGCGGGGGCTCGCAAGCCGCTGGCCTGCACTCCGCTCCCGGTAGCTCACGGACCAATCCCCGAGACTCTCGCTGGACACGTCGGAGTCACGCCCCCGGCCCCGGTAGAGCGCGCAGGCTTCGAGGATGGCGGCCTCTTCGACTTCGGCGGGCAGGGTAACGGGCCCCTGGGAGGCGTCGAGGGCCACTTGCCCCGGCGTCACGTAGCCGCCCGTGTACGTCACGGCCAGCGCATCGGGGCGCCCCTGCCGCATTTCGACTGTCAGAGTGACGAGCCCGCCAACGCGCGCCGTCACCGGCCAGAGGCCAGCGAGGCGGTAGAGAAGGCCCCCCGCCGCAAGGTCCCCGGCAAGGGTGTAGGCCGTGGCGTCGAGCAGCTCGCCCCCGTCCATCACCTGGAGGACTTCGACGAGCGGCGGGCGACTCAGGAGGACGTAGGGGCGGCCGTAGCTGTCCGGGTACTCCGTCACCGTGGCCCGCTCGAAGGCCCGGCCGCACAGCCTCGCGATTGCACTGCTGGCGGCAGTGACGCAGCGCTCGACGTGCGAGTCGGAGGGCACGCCCAGGTCGGCGGCCACGGTAGCGGCAAGGCAGAGGTCAGTCGGGCGGGCCATGGAAGGGGCTCAGGACGGTGTAGGAACGACGAAGCCGGGGCCCCCAGGGGAAAGGGAGCCCCGGCCCGGGAAATGCGGCCTGGCGCGGCGCTAGGTGGCGGGAATCTCGTCCGGCCCGCACAGGACAATCAGGCTGGACGCGCCCAAGGTGGGAGATGTGCCCCCCGTGAGGGCCACCGTCTCGACGACTCGGAGGTAGCGCTGCGCAGTGGGGAGCCGGACGTTCACCCGGGCCACCGCGTTAGGGGCCGTGAGGGGGACGACTGCGGCATCGGGGAGGTCCGTCCATCCGTTCTGGCCGTCGGCGCTGTCCTGGAGCTTCGCGGCCAGCGACAGCGCTGTCGGGGCGCCCGTGGCGGCCCCCGTGGAAGCCGTCAGCACGCACGAGTCGAAGCTGAAGCGGTCGACAGCGGCACTGTTTCGCGTCCCCGCGCTCACAGCGGCGGGCACAGTCCCAGGGCGAATGCCGACGAGCACGCCCGCGTCGGTGGAATTGGCGTTCATGGTGGTGCCTCTCAGGTGTAGGTGATGGAGCTGAACGCCTTCGGCTGGCGAACCTTGAAGTCGCCCTTCACGATGGCGCGAACCGTGGTCTCGTCGTACTCGGCGCGAACGTCGTGCTCGGAGAGAATCAAGTCCTCGTCGATGCCGTAGATGAACTGTCGCCAGTCCGCCGAGAAGGTGATGCGCGACACCGGCACGCGGGTCGTCATCACGAAGGGGAAGCCGCGAATCGTGCCCCTATCCAGCATCTCCTGACGGAACACCCAGACGCCGGAATTCTGGAGCTGAAGCAGCGCCGTCGCCCGCGTCGGGTGAAGGACCCACGCCGCGCTGCCCATGCGGACATGCGCCGTCAGCGGCAGCTCAACGGCCTTGTCGATGTCGGCCAAGTAGGCGGCCGACGTCGTCCCCGTCGAAGCGAAGGTGTGCGCGGCGTCGAGCTGAGCGAAGAGCCCCTTCGGCGCGGCGCCCGTCCCGTCCCCGTTGAAGCCCGCGTCGTCCAGGCCATCGGCCACCGTCGCCCGGATGTCCTCGCCGACGCCCGCGTCACCCACGCCCGGCGTGCGCAGCAAGTCGTTGCTGATGTCGGTCAGCACCATGCCCTTGTGCGCCTTGAGGACAATCTTCCCGTACTTCGGCGCGCTCTTCGGGACCGTCTCGCCCTCCCCTACCCACTTGAAGACGGACGTTCCGGTTTGCTTCCCCATGTGCAGCTCGCCCTTGAACGTCTGGGTACGCACGCCCAGCTTGAGCATCGCCGCGTCGGGCCGCAGGAACTCAATCACTTCGCCGCTCTGCTGGATGGGCACCAGCACACCGGCCGAGTCGAACTTGCTGAGCTGAACGGCCTTCTGGACGTCGGCATTGCCGAAGCGCTTCGCGGCGTCGACCAACTCGGCGGCTCCGGTGCGGCGTCCGGCCGCGATGACGCTCTTTGCGAAGCCGCCGAAGTTCTCAGCGCTCGCGTAGACGCCAGTCCCGCGCGGCGCGCCCCCCGGCTCAACCCGGCCCGGGGCACTTCGAGCGGCGGCGTCCATCAGCTCTCGCGCGACCTCGGGGCCGAGCGCCTTCACCATCTGTGCGATTTGCTCGCGAGTCATTCCTTCACTCCTCGGATGTAGCCCTTGAATGCCTCGACGAAGCTCTTCGCGGCGTCGGCGGCGTTGAAACCCTTCGTCTCGTCTTCGTCCTCGTCGGGCTCGCTCTTCTGCTCGTCCTCGACGTCTTCCTCGTTCGTCGACTTCGATTCGTCTTCGGCTTCTTCGTCCGCCGACTTCGCTTCGTCTTCGTCGGTCGACTTCGCTTCGGCCCGTGCGTCGAGCAGCTCGACAACGCGCGTTGCAATGCGTTCAACGAGGTCGTCGGGCGCTTCGTCCAGGGACTTCGAGCGCACGGCCCGCGAGTTCCCCGGAATCGTCACGACGGAGACTTCGAGCAGTTCCTGCGCGTCGCAGTCGTAGCCGCCGCGCGCGTTCTGCCGATACTGGCCAGGGAGCATGAGGTAACGGACGGAGACGGCATTCAGGATGCCCTTTGAAACCTTGCGTTCGACCTTCTTCGCGAACTCGTCTTCGTCGTCGAATTCGATGTCCACCATCAGGGCGTCGCCCTCGACGTAGACGCGCCCCTTCCCAATGGGCAACTGCGGCTCGGCGCCCGTCATCGCGGCGCTCGCCCCGTCGTCGTGGTTGTAGAGGACGACGCCATTCGCGTTGTAGCCGTCCACCCGCCAGCCTTTGACGTTCAGCCGGTCCGAGTAGCGGTCGAAGTCGCCGTCACTCGCTTTGAACTTGAAGACGCGCCGTCCGCCAATGGACTCGACGGCGCTCAACGTCGCCGCGTCCTTTCGAACGGCGCTCAGCCGCAGGGAGCGTGTAATGGGTCCAGTCATGCACCCGGTAAATGCGTGTGACTTCTGCGAATGGCTCAGCCGTCCTTCGTCGCCTCGGCATGCGCCTGCGCCGAGCTGCCTTCGACGGGCGTCGGCGTCTCGCCGGGCTCGTTGGGCTTCTGCCCCGGAAGCAGCTCCGCGAAGCCTTGCCGCTCCGGGTGAGGCTTGAAGCCCGCTTCGACTCGCCACTCGTCGAAGGTGAAGGCGCTCGGGAGCGTCCCCATCACCCGCAGCCGGTGTTCACGGTCGGCAGGCACGGGGGAGTCGTAGGAGAGAAGCACGTCGTCTTCGAAGCGGGGTGCCAGGTGCTTTTGCATCGAGGCCAGGAAGACCTCTGCGCGCGGCTTCGTCGCCTGTTCGGCAAGGTGCTCCCGCGCCGCGTAGCTGGTCGCCTTGTTGCTGCTCGTGACGTCGCCCACAATCTCCGGCGGCACCCGGTACACCATCCGCACGAAGTCCATGAGGAAGCGGCGCAGGTCGACGAGCTGCATGTCGCGGAACGGCGTGTCGAGCCGAGCAAACGTCGTCCGGCCGCTCGTAATCATCACTCGGCCTGCATTGGTGGGGCCCCCATACTCCCGCGCGAGCGATTCTTTGAAGGCCCTCGCGGGCCCGGCCTGCGACTCGTTGAAGCCCTCAATCGCGATGACGGCGCCCGGAAGCATGTTGTTAAAGAAGGCGTTCTTCGTGAAGCGCGCCGCGTGCTCGTCCGTGTCGACTTCGTCGCCCAGCGAGTAGGCGATGCCGATACCGCGGCCAAGCGGGTCAGCCGGGTTCAAACGCTTCACGTAGATGACGCTCGCCGCAGGCAGGAGGAACGTCCGTCCGCCAGCGGCCACCGTGTATGTGCGCTCCGACTTCGGCTTGCTCAGGTCCGGCAGTGCGAGGACGCAATCGGGCGGCACGGGCCACAGGCCCACGGGCACGCCCGCCAGCTCTTCGACGACGGCGAAGAACTCGCCCGTCAAGTCGTAGTGAAGGCAGAAGAGCTTCGCGAAGTCGCGGCCCGTCATGTAGTCGTTCGGGTCCGCCAGCAGCCGCAGCAGCGGATGGTCGGGCAGCTCCACCGCGTCCCCCGTCTCGACGAGCGACTTCAACCGCTCCCGGCGCACGTCGCCACCGGCCCGCCGCAGCGACACGTCGACGAGCGACTTCCGCGTCGCGGGGTCCTGCCGCGTGAAGGCCCGCCACGTCACGTCCGCGAAGGCGTCGCCCACCGTGTCGACGATGGTTCCCAGCCACGGCATCTCGGCGTAGGCCGCGAGCAGCGCGGGCACCTCGCGGCGTGGCGGGGCCGAAGCCCAGCGGCTCAGCTCCAGCCCTGTTCCCTTGCGCTTGCTGCCCCCGCGAAACGCGGCACGCATCCTGTCCAACATCCCCATGGAGAACCTCACACCGCAAAGAACTGTTCGACGAAGACAAGGTCGTGAACGCCCCAACAGAAGGCATCGGCCCTGTCGTCGCGGCGGCCCGCAGTGCCTGTGAATTTGCTGAGCTGCGCTTCCAGCTTCGGGAAGGTACCGACGAACTCGACGCGGCCCGCTTCGGCCAGGGCGGACACCGGCTCAGCGCGCTTGCTCTTCGCGCTTGTCGCCCGCACGGGCTTCACGTTGACGCTGACGCCCATCTCGCCCGCAACGGTGCTGATGAGCGTCTCCACCATCTCCCCGCCCGTGTTCACCTCGACGACGAGCGCGTCGCAGGCGAACTCCAGGTAGGCGCGGATTGCCGTCGTCGCCCACTCGCGGGGACTCGCCCGACGCGACAGGTCCGCCAGCACCGACACGCGCTTGAGCGACACGCCGTCGGCCCCGAAGAGCGCGCTCGACTTGCACCCCTGCACGATGATGCCCGTTTCGTCCGAGCCGGTTTCGCTCGTCGGGCTCGGGTCCACGCTGACGATGCGCCTGTCGAGCTGCTGCGCGTACTCGTGCGCGTCCGCCTCCACGCGGCCCCACTTCGCCGAACCGAAGATGGCCCCAGGCACGTCGAAGAGCAGGCGGCCGAGAACCTCTTGCTGTCCCCAGCGGGTGTTCGCCAGCGCCCGCATGTTGGCCACGGCCGACGGCGCCAGGTTCGCGAAGTTGCTCAGCGAAGAGCCCGTGCGAAGCACCACGCCCGGCTTGAGTTCCTGCGTCTCCGCGTTCGCGAAGAGCAGCTCTTCAATCTTCTTCAGCGGGCGCGGCGTCCCGGTGAGGAGAAGCTGCGGCGGGTCCTCTCGCGAGCCGATGCGCAACACGAGCGGGAGCTGATCGACTGCGGCCATGTCGTGTTTCCACGAAGCCGGTTCATCGCCCCAGCCCCAGCCGGCATTCGGGCCGCGCAGCCGGTCGGGCTTATCCGCCGAGTAGCAGATGGCATAGACGCCGTTGGGCCACGTCACGCGGCGCTTGCTGGGCTCGTACTTGGGCGTAAACCACGGGGGCGACAGGGCGAGGATGCCGGACGCGCCGCGAATCATGGTGTCGCGCACGTCCGCCGCAGTCGGGCCGATGAGGGCCCCGACGCTCTTCGCCTGCCACGCCTTTTTGATGACCCAGCGCGCGCCGCACCACGTCTTCCCGAAGCCGCGCCCGGCCATGACGAAGCACGTCGAGAACTTGTCCGGGGGCGACTGCTCGCGACGCGCCCAGAAGTCGAGGTCGTAAACGAGCAGCTCGACTTCCTTGTCATCGAGCCCGCCGAAGAGCTTCGCGAGCTGAGCGCGGGAGCCGGCCGTTTGCACCATCCGCGACGCGGGGGACTCGTGCGGCGCGAGCCCCTCGGCGAACTTCCCCCATGCGCCCTTCGACAGAAGGCTACGCATCGCTCACCCCCTTGTCCTTGAGTTGCTCGGATGGAACAGCTTCGGCAGGCGTGGACGCGGGTAGTTCGTCCGGGAGGAACTTCCCCAGCCGGTCAATCAGCAGCTCGCGCAGGGCGGCGGTGTCGGCGGCCTGGTCCTCGGGGCTCTTCGCCTCGACGTTGTCGCGTCGGCCGTACAGCTCCGGGAAGCGGCGGCTCAAGAGCCACTGGACGTGCTTGGGGTTCGTCGTCGCGGCGGCCTGGAGCGTCTCCGTTGCGGACTGCATGAACTCGGATTCAGCCCGGTTCACCGCGACGAAGAACTCGCGGTAGAGCCCGCGCGGCTCGCTGGCGCCACGGTGAAACCAGCGGGAGATGGTCTGTTCGTCGACGCCCACGAGGCCAGCCGCAGCACGGCGAAACAGGCCCGACCTCAAGTGGTCGCAAATTAGACTTTGAATCTCGGGGGTCAGTTTTGTCGGTCTAGCCACACACGGTAAATGCGTGCGGTTTCACGAACTTTTTCATCGGGGGCGCCCAACAAAACGCACCATCCCCAGTTTTTATCGAAGTTTTTCAAACGTGTGGGACCGCCGAGCAAGCCAGGATTCCGCCGCAGACAGAAAATCCGAGCCGGGGGGCCCCTCCCAGGTCATTTCACTCCGACTTCAACTCAAATTCACAGACAGTAATTGCCATTGCGTGGCACGAATTCGCACGTCGCACGCTGCCACTTCGACACACCACGCCCGCCAGCTACGGCGCCACGTTCCATCAGACGCCTGCCGCTCGTCGACGGTCAGCGCGCCCTGTCCGCGCGACAGGCGCACGCCGCACAGCTCGCAACGAGCGGCGTAGAGGTTCCGCCGACGAGCGGCTTCCACGTCCGCGCAGGCCATGTGCCGAACACCAACCGCGCGCTCGTAGGTGATGGCCTCGCCTCGTTCAATGGGCAGGGAGCACACGGCACAGAGGCCCCTTCGGTTCGAGACGACGACGGGCACGCTACATCCCCAGGGTGGCCATCCGCTCGCGCAGCTCGGCCAGCGCACGCGCAAGCATCCGGTCGACGCGACTCTTCGGCGCTTTCCACGCTTCGGCCACGGAGCGCACCGACTGCGCCGGGCGGTTGAGACCGAAGACGCGTGAGACAAGCTCCCGCTGTTCAGGGGCCAGTCGACGCACGGCCTCGAACACGAGGGCTCGACGCTCAGCCGCCAGCAGCTCCGCCTCGGGCGTGTCGCTGCCGGGCTCCAGGCACGACATCTCGCGGAGTGCGGATTCCAACTCGTCGATCCACGAGTCATCGGCCGAAGCACCGTCCGAAAAATGAGACGGTATGTCCATGCGGTGGACTCGGACGACGTTGCGTTCGTTGCTACCGATTGAACGCACGGTGCGACGCTTGTGCCCGCCGTCACTCAGGTGAACGTCGGTGCCGTGCAAGCGCGCGTACTGTTCGCAAGCAGCCCGCGCCCGGAAGTAGGCAACCTGGCCGAACGACTGGCGCCCCCTCGTGGCGTCGTACTTGGGCACCGCGCGAAGCACCGCCATGGCGGCAACTTGCGCGAGGTCATCAGGCGACAGCGAGCCCGCGATGGGCAAGAGGGTCCCGACGATGCTCCGGATGAGCGGCCTCACGGAGTCGAGCAACTCAGCGGACAACCGTCGCTCCAGCACGGCGTTGCCGCCCGCGCGGGCCGACAGGATGCGGGACACGAGTTCGGATTGCCGGGCCGCCCGAAGGCCATACTCACTGTGTGAAACATGCTTCTTCGTACTTCCCTTGCGACAAATGGCTGCGTGAGACATCGCCCCGACAGGAGCATTCCGCATGCCGACCACGCTCGATTCACAGACAGTCTCAGACACGGTGATTGAACGCCTCGCCCGGAGTGGGCCACACGAAGCTGGCCCTGCGGCACCACTGCCGCTCCCCCGGTAAATGCGTGTGGATTCCGTCAGCGGCTCACGACAACTCGAAAGTGGCGACGAATGCGAGTCGGCATGTCCCGAGTAGATGCGTGCGACTTCGGCGAATGGTTCGCGGCGTCAGCAGTCAGCCGCCGTCTATCCTCCTTCCCCTATCTCTTTAAGGAAGGTGGAGTGGTAGAAGGGGAGATATAAGATAGGTAAGAGTTAAGAAGGATTGGGATCGCTCGTTGCCGCATGGCGCCCCCACCATCGCGGCGTCAGCAGTCAGCCGCCGTCTATCCACCTTCCCCTATCTCTTTAAGGAAGGTGGAGTGGTAGAAGGGGAGATATAAGATAGGTAAGGGTTAAGGGGGATTGGTCTCGCTCGTTGCCGCATGGCGGCCTGTCGTCCCCCCATGCCGCGCCCATAGCTTCGAAACCCGGGCCATTCACGAAATCCGCACGCATCTACCAGGGACCAGCGCGCACAGACACTGCCGCTTGCGTGAGCCACCCGCGAAATCCGCACGCATTTACCGGGGGACATGCACGTACCCCACACGCCTCCCGTCTCCGTCTCACGATTCCTTGAGCCACTCGCGAAATCCACACGCATTTACTCGGACGTGAGCCACACGACCGACACCGCCGCCCCGAGCCCTGACACAACGACGCCACGCGCCCAACGACTGAAAGTCGCCTTCTACGAGTCAGCCCAGGACAACGTTCCTCGTGCCGTGGAACTCTCGTGGTCCGAGCTTTCCGAGAAACTCGTCACGCACCGTCGCAGTCAGTGCCCCACGTCCCCGTGCGTCCGTGGCTGCCCGGCCAAGAATGGCCCCGCCTGGAGTCCCGTGGACATCGTCGAGCGACGACGCACGGAGAACGTTCGCGCCGTCACCGTAGCGGTGTTCGACTTGGACCACCTGACTGCGGCGCAGCTCGCGTGCCTCGACGCCGTCGAGCGCCATGGACTCGCCTTCGCCGTCCACTCGACGCACAGCAACCGCCCGCCCGATGACTACTGCCTGCGGCTCACCATGCCGCTGTCACGCCCCGTCCTGCCCCGGGAGTGGCCTGCCGTGCGCGCGGCGGCAATCCGCATGCTCAGCCTTCCGGCCGACCCGGCAACGAAGGACCTGGCGCGGCTCTACTACCTGCCCGATGCGCCCACGAGCGCCGAGCCCTTCGCGGCCAGCGGAGACGGAGCGCCCCTTGACGTCGACGCGCTGCTCGCCATGTCGCGGGCTGGCCTCCCCACGGTGGCCCCGGTGCTTCCCTCGACGCCCGATGTCCCCGCCGACCTCTACGAGTTGCGGGCCCTCTTGCGCCGCATCCGGAAGCCCGAGCACTTCGCCATCGTTCGCCGAGCCCTTGCCGGTGAGCCCCTGGCCCCCGTCGGCGAGCAGGACAACACCCTCAACGCGCTGATGTCGTGCGCGGCCTTCGTCCTGCCGCTCTCTACGCCCGAGGCCGTCGTCGTCGAGCTGTTCCGCGCGTCCTTCGCGGCAACGGACTGGAAGGAAGGGACGGAGCACCTGTGCGAACAGGCCCTGTTGAAGCTTCGGCGTCACCGCGACCGCCGCAGGGCTCGTGACGCGGGACGGCTCGCCGATAACAAGGCCATTTGGGAAGCCCTGGGAGGCCGCGCCCCTGAATCCTTTCCGAGCGATGGCCCAGGACACGAGGAGGACGCTCCCGACCCCGACGCATGGGTGAAAGAACTCGTCCTCGACATGACGAAGGACACGCGACAGCAGATTCGGAACTGTGAAGCGAACATCTTCACGGTGCTGCACAGCTCGCCCGAGTGGCGCGGCGTCTTCCGATTCAACGACGTCACCAAAAAGCTTGAGGTAGAAGGCGGCCCTCTCGGCCCCAACGTGGACCTGGAGACGCTCGACGTGCTCGTCGCGAACTGGATTCAGCGAAGCACCTACGGCCAGCTCGGCTTGCGCCCCAAGGCACAAGCCGTCGCGCAGCAGCTCCTCGCCGTGGCCAAGCACAACAGCTACGACCCTGTCGGCGGCTACCTCGCGGGACTCGTCTGGGATGGGACGCCGCGACTCGACGGGATGCTTGAGATGTACTTCGGCGCGCACGGGGATGTCCGATACCTGCGAGCCGTCGGCGCGAAGTTCGCCATCTCCGCCGTTGCGCGTGCCCTGCGCCCTGGATGCAAGGTCGACACCGTCATGATTCTGGAGGGACCCCAGGGCCTGCGAAAGTCGACCGCGTTCCGCATCCTCGGAGGGGAGCACTTCACCGACGCGCAAATCGACGTCACGAACAAGGACAGTGCGATGCTCGCCTCCCAGTTCTGGTTCATTGAACTGGCCGAGCTGTCGACATTCCGGAAGTCGGAAGACCAAGCGCTCAAGGCGTTCATCAGCCGGACAGAGGACACCTACCGGCCGCCCTACGGACGCGCCAACGTGAAGGCTCCGCGACGCTGCGTCTTCGTCGGGACGACCAACGATGACGACTACCTGAGAGACCCCACGGGCCATCGCCGATTCTGGCCGGTGAAGTGCTCCCGCATCGACACCGAGGCTCTGAAGCGCGACCGCGACCAACTCTGGGCCGAAGCCGTCGTGCGCTTCCACCATGGCGAAGACTGGTGGCTGAGCAACGAGGATGCGGAGGGCGCCGAGAAGCAGGCCGCGCTTCGCATGGAGAATGTGGGGGACAGCCGGAAGGAAGTCATCTTGAAGTGGCTGCTCGAAATGCCATCCGAGAAGCGCCCCAGTGAGGTGACGCTCCTGCATGTTGGCGTTGAAGCCTTCGCCCTCCACCCTGCGCAAGTCGACCTGCGGATCTCCCGAGAGATTGGGGCGGCCCTCAAGGCGCTGCACTTCACCCGTGGCCAGCGTCGGATGGGGGACGGGACTCGGCCGCTCGTCTACTACATCCCGGACGAACTGAAGAACGCGCCCATGGAGAAGCGTGGCGAGTGGCGTGCTCCCCATGAAGTCGTCACGGGCACTGCACGTCCTCGCGGCTAGACCATCAATTTTTCAGCCACTTGACAGGTCTCTAGATCAGTCATCAGCAGGATGGCTTGCCAATAGCAGTGCGCGCATTAAATAGCCACCTCCTGTTGATTGGCTCAAGCAAGAGCCCCCTAGCGACGCGGCTTCCGTCTATGCGCAGAACGTCCGCCTGACCTCACGACTGCACCGCCAGCGACGTGCCTCTGCCATGCACTCCAGACCATGGCCCACAGACAGACAAATGAAAACACAACAACAAAAACAAGCAACCCAACAAGATCCAACTCAAGCCCAGCCCTCATGGCCACACCGAACACATCCAGCACACTCATGGCATCACTCCCAAGAAACAAGTCACGACAACCCCACAGCCGGGCAGACTTTCGCCCAGAGATTCACAGCGCAAGAGATGACAACTGCATCACACCGAAGCCGCAAGTGTTTCAGACACGAAATCTCACTTTCATATTGCGTTCTACAATCGCGGCCGTCTTGGCCTGATCCGATGGTGCGACCACTACGTACAGCGTGCGCCAAGGCACGGACTCCCCCCCGGCCAAAGAGAGCCGATGGCTGTCAACGCCAATTGAAACGACAGAGCCCATCTCCTGAATTTGCTGAACAATTTCGAATGCAGCCTTCGCATATTTCCGCCGTTGGACGGCCCCACACTCTTCGGAAACATCAAGCAAATCCGTAAGAAATTCCTCCAACTCCGCTGCCACGTCCTTGACTGCCTCCAGGTCTGAGATGCAATCAAGTCGCATTGCATCAACATCAAAAATCGCATCCAGCCCAGCGGCCGTGCTTGCAATAGCGAGCGAGACAGTTTCGTATTTTCCCTTTGCCTCCTCAGCCTTCTTTGCAAGGAATTCCGGCGTAATTTCATATGGCGCGACTCCAAACAACTGTGCAAGTTCCTGCCTTGGATCTGTGCGCAAGTCGTCTATGGAAACCTCCAGCGCACTAGCGATCGCAAGCAGCGATTCTTTACCCGCGCCCTCCCCCCTCTCCACGCGCTGGACCGTTCGGACATTGATCTCCGCTGCCCCAGCGAGGATTTCTTGGCTCCACGACTTATGTTCCCGCAAGCGTCGGACGTTCTCTGCAATGACCGCGTTCAATTCAATGGCCTCGTTCAAGTGGTGCCCTCCTCCTAGGCCCCCTGAATTTCATCTGAGAGGGCTCGCCGCACCACGACAGCAGGGCGACAGAAACCCGACAGCAGCACGATCCCACCCCGAGACTCTTCGACCTGGGTGCCATCGGAGAGTGGTCGATCATCTCCTGCTTGAAGCAACTATCGAGAATCACAGAAGAACCACACCCAACCACCTCTCCCCTCATACTCAGACTTTGAGACCATTGGCCTTGTGCGCACTCATAACCACATGGAGCCGCCCGCCATCGGCTACTGCCAAACGCGTTTGTGAGCAGGGACAACCAGAGCGCGCGCAAGTGGGGACCATCCCTCATTCATCGCGCAGATGAACCGTCCTCTGAAGCCGCACGCATTTAGGGAGGGTGACGCCTCCCGTCGACCTCCCCAAGTACGGCCCTTCGGTGATTGCCGGGGTCATCCAGCGCCTCAGCGTTTCCCAGCTCAAGCGCCACAAGCTGTGCCCGCGCGCATGGTTCTTTCAGAAGGTCATGCGCATTCCCGAGCCCAGCACGGGAGCGCAACAGGTCGGCACCGAAGGACACGCCCAGCTAGAGCATTTCCTTGCGACGGGCGAAGACGTGCTGGGCGCGTTCGCCAGGGCGGGCGCTCACCTTCTGCCCACGCCCGGCGCCGACCTGCTCGTCGAACAGCCCCTGAACGGTGAACCTCCGCTGACAGCAGGCGGCATCCCGTTCACCGGCTTCATCGACCTCGTAGACGCTCGACGGCTCGCCTCTGACGGCGTCCTTCGAATCACCGACCACAAGTTCACCAGCAACGTCGCGTCGAATGCCGCGAGCGCCGAGCAGCTCGCCGACGCCGACACCGAACCCGGGTTGCAGATGGTCGGCTATGGCGCGTGGGCGCTCAGCCAGGTTGAGCGCTTCCCGGGGCTGCGCACGCTGGAGCTTGAACACCTCTACTACCAGACCCGGGGCCAGCGGCTTGCCGCGTCCGTCGTCGCAACGGTGCCCGCCGAGCACGTCGAGCGCGAGTGGCAGACAAAGGTCGAGCCCCAGGTCGAAGCGATGAAGGAGCACGCGCAAGCCGCCCGCGCTTCCGACGTGCCCGCGAACTACGGCCCCGCCTGCGGCCAGTACGGCGGATGTCCGTTCATGGCGAAGTGCCTCACAGGAGAGAACAAGACGATGTCCCTGCGTGACAAGCTGCTCAATAAGGCTTCCGAGTCCGCCCCCCTTACCGTTGCCGCGGTCGAGCGCGACGCCACGGAGCTGCCCGCCGTTCTTCCCCTGGACGCGCCCACACCTACGCCAGTGCAGACGGCTCCAGAGGTCGCCCAGGCCACTGAGCACCCCGCGCCGAAGCGTCGCGGTCGCCCTCGCAAGGTGGCCGAGTCCGAGCAGCCCACCGACGCAGCCCCGTCGCCTGCGAGTGCGCTTCGCGTGCTCTTCGTCGGCTGCATCCCGATGACCTTCGACGGACCGACGCCCGAGTCGCTTACGAGCTACATCGACACCATGCATCGCAAGGTGGCGGAAGCGGGCGGCGTCGACGACGTGCGCTTCGCGGGGGGCGATTCGGCGCTGGGGTTCGGCAAGTGGCGCGGGGCGCTGGCTATGGCGGCGCGCGCCGAGCTACCCCCGCCCGGCGCCTACTTCGCGCTCGGAGTCGCCCAGTCAGAGCTAATGCAGGTCATTGTCGAAGCGCTCGAACCGGCGTTCGACGTGGTCGTTCGAAGTCTTCGCTAGCACCTATGACGGTACGCCCGCCTTAAGCGCCCACCACACCATTTCGAGTGAACGGCCGGACTCCCCGAGAAGGTCGTGGAAGGTAATCACGTCGTTCCGTTCCACGACGACTCCGTATTCCCCTTCATGCCGCGATGTGAAGCACTCGAAACGAAAGAGGGCTTCTGGCGGGGCGTCCAGTCCTGGGAGAACCATCCAAATCTCCCACTGCCCCGTTTCAGCAATCTCGATCATGGGCGCGTACTTGGCCCGGTTCAGCAGCCGGTAATAGCACTCCATGAATGAGTCAGCCGAGCGGAGCGCTTCACCCTTTCGGCATGTGGTCTTCAGCCAATGAGGCAGTGCGATGTACGCGCGGCGCAGCTTGTCATGGACGTCCGTGCTCTGTTGCCCTTCGGGAAGTGAGTCTTTTGTCATCCTTCGCGCTCTAGCGAACTGCCAGCCCAAGTCAATGGGCAACCAAGAACACACATGACTTGGAAGGTCACTCCTCAACCCAACAGGTCAGTTGCACTAGACCACGCACCTCTCCCTTCATGAAACTTCTTCACCGGCTTCACCCGGGCGCGGCGACTCTCGCCGAGCGCCCCGCTACCACTGCGCCGACAGCTCTCGCGAAGCTCGCTGGCGACCGTTCGACTATCGCGAAGGGGCAGCCCGTGGGCTGGTCGCCAGACCTCGCGCGGGTGCTCAGCCTTCCTCGCCGCGACCTCGCGAGCACCTACGCCGATGCCGACTTCGCCGCGTTGGAAGCCTCGCTGCGCGCCCCTGCCGACACACGTTGCACTTGCGGGACGCTCGGGAAGCGGTGTCCATCCGCGTTGCTCCCCATCCAGCGCCTCGCCCTGTTGGAAGCGGCGCGCACGGGTGGCGGGCTCTTTCCCATCGGCGTGGGGCACGGGAAGACGTTGGTCGACTTCCTGCTGCCGCTCGTCGTGCCCGGGTGCAAGGTCGCCGTCCTACTCCTGCCGTCTAACCTCCGCGCCCAGCTCATCGAGGTCGACTGGCACTTCTACGGCGGGCACTGGCGCTTGCCCAACCTCGCTGGCGGCAGGTGGTTCCGCCCCGGCTTGCCTGTCCTTCACGTCATCACCTACGAGAAGTTTTCGACCCAGGAAGGCACCGACCTACTGACGCGCATCCGGCCCGACCTCATCGTCTGCGACGAAGCGCACAAGCTGAAGGACCGGAAGAGCGCCCGCACCGGCCGGTTCCTCCGCTACCTGGAGCTGAACCCCGAAACGCGTCTCGTGGCCCAGTCGGGCACGCTGGCGACGAGAACGGTCAAGGACTACGCCCACCTCGCGGAGTACGCGCTACGTGGCGGCAGCCCGCTCCCGTTGAAGCAGCACGTCGTCGAAGAGTGGGCGTCGGCGCTGGACCCCGGAACTACCGTCGCCCCTCCGGGCGCACTCCTTCAGCTCGTTGACCCGGCGCACTCACTCGCCCCGCTTGAAGGGGAGAACGAAGCCGACCGTGAGCGCCGACGCGTGCGTGACGCCTATCGACGGTGGCGCAACGCAACGCCGGGTGTCGTGGCCACGGACGAAAGCGCCGTCGGCATGCCGCTCGTCATTCGCACGCGTGACCCTGGACAGGTCCCCGACGGGTTGCTCGCCCACATTCAGACTGCGATCGGAGGGCAACGCCCCGACGGCGAAGAGTTCGTCGACGAGCTGCAACGTGTCGTCTGTGCGCGGCAGCTCGCGAGCGGCTTCTTCCACCGCTGGCGCTACCCCGACGTCCAGGGCGTTCCGCAGGACCCCGAGCTGATCGTTCGGTGGTTCGCGCGTCGGCAGGAGTTCAACCGGGAGCTGCGCGAGCGCCTCAAACGCCCCGCCGAGCATCTCGACTCCCCGGGGCTTCTGGTGCGCGCCGCGATTCGCGCCCACCAGTCCCCGCCCTACGATGGGGAACTGCCGACCTGGCGCGCGACGTCGTGGCCCTCGTGGGCAGAGATTCACAAGCGCGTCGTCCACGTCACCGAAGCCGTGTGGCTGTCTGACTTCATCGTGCATGACGCGGCGAACTGGGCGCTGCGCAAGGGTCAGCCGGGAATCGTCTGGGTTGAGTTCCCGGAGCTTGGCCAGCGCATCGCGAAGGCGGCAGGGTTGCCTTTCTACGGCGGCGGCCCGGAAGCGTCGGCGACCATTCTCCGGGAGAGTGGAAAGCGGTCCATCGTCGCGTCGCTTCGTGCCCACGGTACCGGGAAGAACCTGACGATGTTCTCGCGGATGCTGTTTGTGAATCCACCGGCCGACGGCGCTGCGTGGGAACAGGCCATTGGCCGATGCCACCGTCAGGGGCAGCTCGCCGACGAAGTTGATGTCGAGCTGTACCAGCACACCGACGAGCTAGTCGGGGCCTTCCAGAAGGCCCGCGACTTTGCCCGGTTCATCGAACAGACAGAGGGCACACCGCAGAAGCTTTGCCTCGCAAGTAATAACAAGGGAGCGATAACGGACCACTGAAGTGCCCTCTGTCTCTAGGTCTATTTCCCATCCCCAGCACCTCCAAATTCATATTCGCCCGTCGCAGGATGGTGGCGCTGCCACAGCACTTCAACAGTTAGCTAGTATGAAGTGAGCACAAACGACCCATCATCCTGAATCAGCCCAACAGAAATCTTGGCGCTCACGACAGACTCCCTCAACGTCTGAAGAGGGGCCTCACTAAACTCTGCCGCCATCGGATGGTCAAACACAAGGACCACCCTAACATCATCGGAGAAGAGCAGGCCCTCTTCGGCCGCATCCAACAGCCCCCGAACGCCTTCCCATGTCGCCACATTGCTGAAATACTCAACAATCACATTTTGATACGAACCATCCTTTCGCCGCACAAACATCGTGATCCGCTTTTCCAATCGAACAAAACTTTCAATACTTTGCACATCCGGCTGCTTGAGAACCCACGCCTGAATTGCCTGCGAGACCACTTCAATCTTCCCCATCCGCGCCCGGCGTCGAATTCTGCGTACTTTAGACTCATCCACCGTTGGAGTAGCTTCCTTGCTCTTAACTTCAGCGACAACCTCCTTGGGCGCTCCGAACATCCCCAACACTGTCGCAAGATCAACAATATGAATATTCCTGCCACCCGTAGCATGCCGATACTCTTCAATCAGCTCAAACCGAGGATAGAGCGGGACATTCTCGCTCTGAATCCACCAATCAGACTTACGGTCCGCAGAAACGAAAATCGCATCCACATCCCGGCTTTTTCCGGTTTCGAGAATTGTACTCCAAATCAGATAGTCGCCTACGCCTCGATCTGTTTTTCCCTTGTCCTTAAATCCCGGCGGTAAATTATGAGCATATCGCCGTTCCAGTTCCATGGCTATTTCGCGCTCGCTTAGATTGCCATACTCCAGAACAACCCCAGACCCGAAGAGCTCTTGATAGAGGGCGCTCACGGGGTCATTCCAATGCCATCCTTTAATTTCTTCAAGCAGTGAGTCGATGGCACGATTGTGTTCTCTGACTTTCGCCTGAAGCTCCGCCTCTAGCTTCTTCATTCCCTTATACTGAGACGAATTCTCTAGCAGAGGATATGTAGCATCTGCCAGTCCGTTCATGCGTCTTCTGTTGATCTGTTGATATATCTCCTTGAGCTTCTCTGAGCGATTTTTTGCAAATTCGCGAGCAACCTGCCCGGGAACAACAAGTCTCTTCTCAGAGATCAACTTCCTATAGACCCTCTCAATTTCAACAAGGCTTTCCTTGCCCGTATTGAATGGAACCAACAGAACGTTCGTGTCAAGAACAACGATTGCGGTTGGCTTAATATCTCCTAGAGACTTGGGACGAAACGAGAAGATTGATTCTGGATCTTTATATACTGAACTCAGAACGAGAATTTCTTTACCTGGAGAGGCGTCGCTCTTGTCGTTGGCCATGCCGGCCAATTTGCCAGATTCGACGGCGGCCGCATAGGCAATGGGCCTTGTTGGGTCGCGCAAGACCCGGCCAGTCCGTTGCCGATACGCCCTTGGGTGGGCCACGCTTAGAATCCGCATGCATTTACGTGGGGTCAGCACACTTCGCCGCTGACGCAACCCAAGCCGAAGGGCCCACGTAACCATGAACAACGCACTGACGAAGATTGCCACCGCGCAGGCTGCGGCTGGCGGACGCTACCCGCGCTTCGGTCGCTACCTGCTCGAAGTCGAGGTCATCCGCACGAAGGAGGGCTTCAAGGGCGACTCTGCCATCGCCGAGCTGAAGGTTCGCGAGTCTGAGCCCCTCGCGGGTGGCGAGACTCCGAGCCGACCGGGCGAGACAGTCGACTACGTCGAGAACCTGAGCGACCAGAAGAAGGGCGGCGGCGGGCGCTTTAAGTCCTTCCTGATGACGCTCGTGGGCGCCGACGAGTACGAGTTCGCCAACCCGGCCGCGCTGAAGAAGTTCTTCGACGAGCGACAGGCGGGCACCCACCTTCTGATTCGCTGCGAGGTCTTCCCGAAGCAGCTCCCCGCGAAGGAGGGCCACGCCGGGAAGGTCATCAGCGGCTATCGCTGGTCGCACGTCGAGATGAACGACGAGCAGCTCGCCCAGGCCGAGCACGCGCGCAAGGCGAGCAAGCTCCCCGCGCTCACCGACGCCCTCGCCTGATTCCGGGCGGCGACTGACGGCGCGCTTCCGTCGGCGGCTGGCCCACGACACGGGCCGCTTTCCCATTCCCAAAGGCAGCCTTCATGAATGTCTGGTCCTTCGACACGGAAACGTGGCTGATTCAGCCCGGCTTGCTCGCGCCCCCTCTCGTGTGCGGCAGCATCGCGGCAGCAGCTCCAGGCAGCGAACGACTGCTGGACAAGGCCCAAGCCCGGCAGTTCTTTCGCGAGGCCATCGCCGCGCCTGACACGCACCTCGTTGGCGCAAACCTCGCCTACGACCTGGGCGTCATGGCGGCGGACGACCCGAGCCTCGTTGCGCTCATCTTCGCGGCGCTAGAAGCCGGCCGCCTGCATTGCGTCCAGGTCCGCGAAGCCCTCATCGACATTGCCCGGGGCCTGTACGGAGTGGACCCGTCGACAGGCCGGAAGCTCGACGATGACGAAGGCGCCCGCTACCCGCTCGCGCTTCTCGTGCAGCGCCATCTCGGGCTCGACATCAGCGAGGACAAAAAGAACCCGAAGGCATGGCGGCTTCGCTACGCGGAACTCGACGGCGTGCCTGTCGAGCGCTGGCCGACGGAAGCTGCGGAGTACCCGAAGCGTGACGCCCGCTACACGCTCGACGTCTTCTTCCGGCAGGAGGCCGTTGCCCGCGACACGCCCAACGGCGGCAACCTGCATGCCGAAGCCGAGCAGATGCGCGCCGCCTTCGCGCTCCACCTCGCTTCCATCTGGGGACTCCGAACGAACGGTGACTCGGTAGCCGTGCTGCGGGAGCGGGTGGAGCGGGAATGGAGCGAGAACCGGGCGAAGTTCCAGGCGGCGGGCATCTACCGGGCCGATGGCACCAAAGACTCAAAGCGCCTCGCGGCGCTCGTGACTGCCGCCTACGACGGACAGCCGCCCATCACCGCGCCCAGCGACCGATTCCCCGACGGCCAGGTCGCGACCGACCGCGACACGTTGCTCGGTTCGGGCGACGCGTTGCTTGAGGACTTGGGAAAGAGCGGGCGCGTCGACAAGTACAAGTCGACCTACCTGGACGTCGTCGAAGCGGGCACCTCGCTCCCCATCAATCCGCGCTTCAACGTGCTCGTCAGCACCACGCGCGTTTCGAGCGACTACCAGCAGCTCCCGCAGAAGGGCGGCATCCGAGAGGTCCACGAAGCCCGTCCCGGCTTCGTCTACTGCTCGGTCGACTACGGCGGGCTTGAGCTTCGCACCATGGCTCAGCGGGCCATCTGGGAACTCGGCTTCTCGAAGATGGCCGAAGCGCTGAACAGCGGGCTCGACGTCCACACCCTTGCCGCGGCTGAATTCCTCGGGGCGAGCTACGACGAGCTGCTTTCGAAGGTGAAGTCGAAAGAGCCCCTCGCGGTCGCCTTCCGCCAGCTCGCGAAAATTCTCAACTTCGGCAAGGGTGGCGGGATGACGGGCGGCTCGCTCGTCTACAACGCACGCGCGAAGGACCGGGTTTCCTTCTGCCTGCTGGCGAAGCGCGCAGACGTCTGCGGCGTCGAGCGCGTCGTCATCACCGTCCAGCGCAAGCCGAAGATGGTCTGCCGGGCCTGCGTCGAAGTGGCCAAGGAACTGGACACGAAGTGGCTCAACGCGTGGCCTGAGCAGCGCGAGCTACAGCAACGAGCGAAGTCGCGCACCTACGGGGGCGGGTTCGCCGATGTGATGATTCCGGGGGCCAACATCCTGCGCGGCGGGTGCGGCTACACGCAGATTCTCAACACGCCATTCCAGGGACTCGGCGCTGTCGGGTGCAAGCTCGCCATGTGGCGCGTCAGCCGCGAGATGTACGTCGACCGCCGCTCGGCGCTCTACGGCTCGCGACTCGTCCTCATGGTGCATGACGAGCTGATTAGCGAGCTGCTCGCCAATGACGCCCAGCGGATGCACGACGCAGCCGAGCGCAAGGCGTACCTGATGCGCGAGGCGATGAAGGAGACGACTCCCGACCTGGCACCGGCAATCGAAGCCGAGCCCGCGCTGTCCCGCATCATGTCGAAGGACGTCGCCACCGTGCGCGACAGCTCCGGGCGGCTGCTCGTCTGGGAGCCACCAACAAAGCGCGCTGCCTGAACCACGGCCGAAATCCGCACCCATTTAGGGAGCAAACGCCCTCCCTAACAGGTGCAACGCATGGCCAAGCCAACCGACGCGCTCGAACAGCTCCCGCCCACCCTCTGCCCGTATCTCGACGCCGACCTCGACGACACGGTCGCCTTCGATGTCGTCGACTTCGCCGAGCTGCGGCTGCTGTCCGCGCTGAAAGGTGAAGCGGCCTCCCCTCACCTCCTGGTGGCGGCCCGCTGATGCCGACGACTCGGAATCTACTGGTGGCGCTCGACCCTGGGCTTCGCGAGTGCGGCGTCGCGCTCTTCGACCTGGACTCGGGCGAGCTGCTCGCGGCGGCCATGCCCACGAATCCCGAGCGGAGGGCCCGTGGGCTTGCGGCATGGGCGACCATGGCGGGAGCAGTCGCCGCGTTCGTTTCGTCGTTCCTGGAGCCGCTCAGGGCCGCTGGCGTGGCTGTTTCCGTCACCTTCGCGAGCGAGTGCCCCCAGGTCTACACAGCTGGCAAATCCAAGGGCGACCCGAACGACCTGATTGAACTCGCGGGCGTCGTCGGCCGGGTTGCCGGTGGGCTCAGCGCGACGAGTGAGCGCAGCTTCCTGCCTCGCGACTGGAAGGGCACGCTCGACGGTGACGTCATGGTCGAGCGCATCAAAGCGCGCATCGGCGAGCGACCGCATGAACACCTGCGGGTGCAACTCCCGCGCTCCCAGGACAAGCACCACAACGTTTGGGACGCCGTCGGCATCGGCCTTCACGTCGTCGGCCGACTCGCGCCCCGGAAGGTCTTCCCGAGGTAGCCATGCCCGTTACCCAAGAAGCTCCCCCTGAGTTCCTCACGGTCGACGAGGCCGCAGCACTTCTGCGCGTGAACCGAAAAACGCTCTACGAGTCGATTCGGCTGGGTCAGGTGCCGGGCGTCGTTCGCATCGGGAAAGCGCTGCGAATCCAGCATGCCGCGCTGGTAGAGTCCCCCGCCGGGAAGGGCCGCGATTCTGCGCTTTGGAGTCGACGATGAGCGCCAGGTTGCGGAAGTGGACGACGAAGGAAGGAAAGTCTGAGGAGGCGTGGCAAGTGGACTTCGTGTTTCAGCATGCGGACGGACGGAAACAGCGAGTCGTGAAGTTCTCGCCCGTCCAGACCCGTCGGGGTGCTGAGCAATACGAACGCGAGCTGCGCAGCGCCTTGCTCAACGGGACTTTCGGAAAGGAGCAGTGCGGCGAGGAAAGCCCCATCACGCTTGCGGACTTCACTCCGCGGCTCCTCACCTACAGCGAGAACAACAACAAGCACTCAAGCGTCGACAGTAAACGACAGATTCTCAGAGACCATATCCTCCCCTTCTTCGGGAAGGTGGCGCTCGCGAACATCCGCTTGGCCGAAATCGAAGACTTCAAGGCGCACATGCGCAAGAAGAAGTCGGCTGCTCACAAGCGGAAGGACTCCGCGTCAAAGCGAGCCATCCGGAAGCGGCAGCGTAGCGAGCCCAAGCCCCTGAGTCTGAAGACCATCAACAACGTGCTGACCGTGCTTCACAAGCTCCTGACACTCGCAGAAGAGCATGGGGTCATCCGGCAGGCGCCGCGCGTAAAGCCCTTTGGGAAGCTACCGAAGCCTCCCTTCGACTTCCTGAGCTTTGAGGAAGCGGATCAGCTTCTCGCCGTCGCTGAGCCCGAATGGCGCACGTTGCTGCTCGTCGCCATCAAGACGGGGCTTCGGCAGGGAGAGCTGATCGGGCTCCAGTGGAACGACCTGACCCTCGCGCGGGGCCTGCTTCACGTTCGCAGGACCATCTGGCGCGGAATTGAGGGCTTGCCGAAGGGTGGGCGTGAACGGACGGTCGACTTGCCTGCCTCCGTGGTTGATGCGCTCAACGACCACCGGCACCGTCGGGGGCGGTTCGTCTTCTGTCAGGAGGACGGGCAGCCACTCACCAAGGGCAAGATGGCGGCACCGCTGGGTCGCGCCCTCCGGGCGGCGGGCATCACCCGCGAAGTGGGGCAAATCGGCTGGCACGATCTGCGCCATACCTACGGCAGCCATCTCGCGATGAGGGGTGTCCCGCTGAAGGTGATTCAGGAGCTGATGGGGCACGCGACCATCGAGATGACGAATCGCTACGCCCACCTGAGCCCCGACACTCGGAGAGAGGCAGTCGCCGTTTTGGACCGGCCTCTCGCTCTGCCGTGCGACATACGTGCAACATGGAAGGAGGCCGCTCCTAACCGCACGTAA